TTATGCTTGTTTCCAGTATGAATCCTTGAACGTGTGGTTTTCTACTTTGATAAAAGAGTACTTAATATCTAAACTTGCACTCTTAGTATTATTTTCTTCAATAGTATTAACAGTAATTTTATCTAATAGTGTTTTTACTATTTGTCTTTTATCTTCAAAAGAGATATTATCTTGATTAATAATTAGTTTCATGCTTTTTAACATCTCATCAACTTTAGTGTAATCGGGAATATCGTACATTTCATTTAATTTATGATTAATAGCATTTAAATTATCTTGTATAGCATTAAATTCTTTTTGTATTTTAGATAATTGGATTTCAACATCATTCGCAGTTATTATTCCTTTTCTGAATAAATCTAATATAGATTGTTTTTCAGTTTCTGTTGTTTTTAGATTATTTTCCAAAAGTTCTTTTTGATTAATTAAATCTTGCTTATTAGAATTTTTAGTTTTTAAGTTTTCCTTTAAAATATTTATAGTTTCACCTGGATTATTTATAAATTCACTTATGTCATTCCATATCATATTTTCTATATATTCTCCATTCAAATTCTTAGATGTACATTTACCAAATGGACCATTATATTTAATTTTACCGCCGCATACATAATAGTAATTACGGTGTTTATATTTAGCTCCTACATAATTGCAACCACATTTACCACACTTAATTAGTCCTTTTAAAAGATAGTTTCTTTTGTGATTGCGAGTAGCTTCTATTATATTGTCTTTTATTACACCTTGTGCTTTGTTCCAAATATTTTCTGGAATTATAGCGGGAACTTCTCTGGTTATAATTTCTCTTTTCTTTGTAGATCGCTTACCGTATTCATGTATACCCATGTAGGTTTTATTATGTAACATTCTAAGTATACTAGAAGGACTCCAAATACCAGATACATTTACTTTCCTTTTGCCTTTAGATATTTTTCTATTATCTTTTTTATAGCTTGGAGGTATATTCAAAGAATTTAAATAATCAGCTATTTTTATACAACTCATATTATTTTCAGTTGCAAGATTAAAAATTAATCTTACAACATCAGCTTCACTTAGATTTAATCCATTTATTATATTATTATTTATCTGTAAGTATTTATCATCATCTACATAGTAGCCATATGGTACAATTCCACCAAGCCATTTGCCTTCCTTTGCTGCTCTGTTTGTGCCAAGTTGCATTCTTTCTAAAATAGTAGAACGTTCTAAGTCAGCAACACCAGCAAGCATTGTAATCATAAAACGACCACTAGGAGTAGAGGTATCGAATGGTTCTGTCATTGATTTAATTTGTACATTTAATTGTTCTAGTAAGTGTATAGAATTTAATGTTATCCTAGCAGACCTACCTAAACGGTCTAATTTATATAAAAGTAATGTATCAAATTTATTATTTTTAGCATCTTTTATAAGTTGCTTTCCTTGTGGTCTATCTTCTAAGGGTATAGTTCCACTTACTCCATCTTCTTTGTATATTTTAAATATTTTAAGTTCATGCAAATCACAATATTTCTCAGCAAAAGAAATTTGATTTTCTATAGTTTTACGTTCCTGCTGATCTTCTGTACTAACCCTACAGTATACAGCTATCATTTTTTATTACTCCTTTCTTAAACTTATGTTCGGTCAGTGGTTATAAATTTACTAGTTGTTTTAAAGCTCTTGGAGGAATTTCAACACAACTAGCAATTTGTTCAATAGTCATTTCATACATTTGTATTTTATCAAACTTTATATTACTTAGTTTTAGAGCAAAGTAATCAGCTTGTTTTTCTAATTTTAAAGAATTTAATAAATTCTTATTTAAAGAATTCTTTACATGGGTGTGCAGTATAGCGTGACCAAGTTCATGTCTTAAATAAAACATTTCATATTGTAGTCTTAGATTATCACTAATAATAATTACTTCTTTACCATAAAAGTTTCTTATATAAAGAGATGGATCACCATGCAACATAATATTGCTTGATTCAACTTTAATAATGAATATATTTAATTTTTCACATAATTCATAGGGATCGGTAGTTTCATATCTATCAATTAATCCCATTATTATTTCATCAATCCACTGCAATGAAATCACCTACTTTTTATATTTAAAACTTATAAGCTCCATTTGTTTTAAAAGTTCATTAGCAAATTCTAAAATTTCATTATCATCTAGTTTATTAGAATCAAAACCATTAGCACCAAAGATTTGATGTTTATCTACATATGTACGTGCTTCAATTGGATTAGTAAATTCTTTAGGCACAGTAGTGAAAATATGTTCTTTATATTCTGAATTTTCTTTGTTAATAAGTTCATAATTTTTATCTTCGAAAAGTTCATTAAAAGATATATTTAATGCTATCGCTATAGCTTTTAAAGTTTCAACACTAGCATTATATCTATTATTTTCTATATCAGCTAAATAAGAGCGTGATATGTTAGCTTTTTTTGCAAGATCCTTTTGGGTTAATTTATTAGACTTTCTATAAATTTTAATTTTTTCTCCTATATTCATGTTATTACCTCCATGTCGATATTACCGACCTTTAATATAATTATAATATTATAATGTCGGTATTACAAGTTAAATAATGACGGAAATACAAGTAAAAAGAAGCTTGTACAAGAAATAAAAAGCTATTTCTAGATAATACTGTAAAATAGACGGATATACAAGTAGTTATGATTTTACTTTTTGACGGAAATACAATACAATTAATTTATAGAAACGAGGTGATTACATGAAAGATACTATTGGAATTACTTTAGGAGAGATAGTTAAAAACGCTAGAAATGCTAGAAACATAACTCAAAAAGAATTATCTAAGGAAACATCAATATCCAGGAATTATATCTCTGACATAGAGTGTGGAAGATATATACCAAGTGTAAATAAATTAATTATTTTAGCAAAGGTCTTAAAAATAGACCTAAATTTATTACTTACTAATGACGGAAATACAAGTAAAAATTAGGTGGTGAATAAATGGCATATAGAACTGATTGCTATAAGATTAATAAGCATTATGAATTAGATAAAGAAAAGGTTAAAAAAGCATTTCAAATAATTTTAAATGCAAAAGTTAAAGAAGAATTAGAAAAAGATAAAGTCACATCTAAATAATATAGAGTTAAATTCATTTCAAATTAAGCATTTCTTTAGTGTCGCAACGGCAAGTAGTACAAGCTCCAACTTAAATCCTGTTGGTTCTAAAGGTTAGTAAAATAAGGAGGAAAAACAACAGATGAATAAGTTAATACCAATTGAATTTAAGAATCAAAGAATTTTAACAACAAAACAATTAGCAAAAGTTTATCAAACAACAGAAGGTAATATCTCAAATAATTTTAATAACAATATAAAGCATTTTATAAAAAATAAACATTATTACTTGCTTGAAGGTGATAAATTAAGAGAGTTTAAACGCAACTCCTATGAAATAGGAATCGCACAAAATGTAAATAAATTATATCTATGGACAGAAAGAGGAGCAAATAGACATTGCAAGATTTTAGATACAGATAAAGCATGGGAACAGTTTGACAATTTAGAGGAAAATTATTTTAGAGTTAAAGAAAATAAGCCTACCTGTATAGAAGATGTCTTGATACAAAGCTTGCAAGAAATGAAAGAAGTTAAACAACAACTTAATCAAGTTAATAATAAAGTTCTGCAAACAAAAGAAGAAGTACAAGCTATAAGAGAAGTAGTTGAAATAGTTCCTTCAAATAGTTGGAGGGGAGAAACAAACAGGTTAATGACTAAGATTTGTTTTAAACTTAAGAATTATCAAAAACCAAAAGAAGAAGTATATCAGGCATTACAGGAAAGAGCAGGATGTGATTTAAAGATAAGATTAAAAAATATGAGAGCTAGACAAGCACTAGAAGGAGTTGCTAAAAGTAAGCTTGATAATCTTAATTATTTAGATGTTATAGCACAAGATAAAAAACTTATAGAGATTTACACAGCTATAGTGAAAGAAATGGCTATAAAACATGGGATAACGGTCAAGGAGGTGTAATATGAAACATTTAAAAAGATTATCACTTAAACAAAAGAAAGCATTAAGTAGTTTAGGACTAGATCCAAAACATTACTTAAGACTTACACAAGACTGGGAGAGTTTTACTCCTGTAGATATAAGAACAATGAAGGTTTTACTACCAATTAGATATTAAAAAGAGGGGGGATTACATGACACCTATAGGGCAAGCAGTTTTTGGTTTTTACAGTTTTATCTCTATTGCAGCTTTGATGGTACTAAATATTAAGAAGATAGCGAAGGAGGAGAGTAAAGGGTGGGAGTTAGTAGCATTAATTCCAGTTCTAATTTTTCTTGCAAATGTGATTTAAAGATATGCATGAAGGGGGTGAAAGAATGTACCTAGAAAATTTAGTTGCATTGCATATAGCAATAGAAAAACATTACACACCAGAGATGGCATTTAGATATTTAGATAAAGTTTTAGAGGGAGAAGCTAATCCAAGAATACATCAAATATGGACTAATAAAGACCTTGAAGATATAAAGAAGTTTAGAGCACAAGGATTAAGTTTTAGTAAAATAGGTGAGTTGTATGGTACAACAGCACAAGCAATTTTTAAAGTTCTTGATTATAGAAAAAGAGCTGCGGCAACAGCTCAATAAAAAATATTTAAAAAATTCAAACAACTACAGTATAAAGAAAATAGGAGGATTTGTAAAGTAGTGCATGAGCAAATAAATCTTTTTGGAGAAGATATAGAAGTTGTAAGTAAAGCTAAGAAGTTTGAAGATGTTTTAAAAGAGCTACAAGAGATGATATTGAACAAAAATGAAAAGATTGCTTATTTAGAAGAAAGTAATAAGCAACTGTTAGAAGAAAATAAACAATTACAAACTAAAGTTAAAGAACCTCAGTTTATAGAGCTAGGAGCTTTTGAAATATCAAAGACCAATCAAAGACCTCTTATACACATATTTGTAGATTGGATTGGTTATTCAATGTTTGTAAAAGACTTAAAATTTGAAAAGATGCCTAAAGAAACTCAAGATATATATCATGAAGTTTGGGACAAGCACATAAAGCCTATGTACAAGGAGTTTTGTGAAACTTTTAAAAAATAAATTTGGGAGGAAAACAGATGGGTAAAAACATATTTTTAAAGAAACTTGTTCTTAGAAATTTTAAAGGAATAAAAGATTTAACTATAGATTTTAGCAAAGTAACAAACATATTTGGAGAAAATGCAACAGGAAAAACTACTATAGTAGATGCTTTTACATGGTTATTATTTGACAAGGATAGTCAAGACAGAGTTGCGGGGGATAAGGAGTCAAACTTTCAAATTAAGACACTAGATAAAAACGGACAAGTACTTCATGGATTAGAACATGAGGTAATAGGAGTTTTAAATATAGAAGGAAAAGATATAAAACTTTCAAAAACATATAAAGAAAAGTGGACTAAAAGAAGAGGTGAAGCAGAGAAAACTCTTACTGGACATGAAACTTTATATAGTATAGATGAAGTTCCAGTAAAGAAAAAAGAGTACCAAGAATCTATAAATAAAATAATAGATGAAAATCTATTTAAACTAATTACTAATCCTCTTTACTTTAGCATTAATATGAAATGGCAAGATAGAAGAAATACTTTGTTAGAAGTAATTGATAGTATAACAGATCAAAAAGTAGCTAATTATAAAACAGATTTAAAACCACTATTAAATGTTTTAGGAGATAAAGGTATAGATAAATTTAAAAAGAGTGTTCAAGCTAAAAAGAAAAGACTTAATGATGAAATAAAAGCTATTCCTATAAGAATAGATGAAGCTAATAATTCTATAAAAGAAGTTGATGTTGATGCATTAGAGTTTAGAAAGCGTGGAATAGTATCGGGGATTAAATCTCTGGAAGAACAATTGTTAGATAGCAGCAAGGTTAATGATGAAGTACTTAAAGGAAAAGATAAGTTATATTCTTTAAAATCTAAGTTAAGAGATATTGAATATCAAGTAAGTATAGAAGCTGATAAACCTAAAAGAGAGTTAGAAAAGAAACTTAATGTATTAAATATAGAAATAAATAGATTAGAATATGGTCTTAAATCTATTAAAACAGATAAACAAAATACTGAAGGTGAAATAGAAAAATATACAAGATTATGTGATGAAGAGAGGAAAAAGTGGTTTGACGAAAATGATAAACCATTTGAATTTGATGAAAATAACCGTATATGTCCTACTTGTAAAAGACCATTTAGTGAAGAAGAAATAGAAACTAAAAGAGCTGAATTAGAAAATAACTTTAATGCTAATAAAGCTGAAAATCTAAAAGAAATTCGTAAAAAAGGTACCAGCTATAAAACACTACTAGAAAAGTACCAGGAGAAGTTAAAAGTAATTAATTCAAATATAGAAACATCAAGCAAAGATTTAGAAAAACTCAAAGCTGAAGCACAAGATCTAAAAGAAGAAATTGATAACTTCAAATCAACAGACACTTTAGAAAGAAACAGAGACTACCAAGACTTAAAAAATCAAATATCAGAGTTAGAACAAAAATTACAACAACCGGTTACAGTTAATAACCAGGTCCAAGAACTTAAGGGAAGAAAGTCTAAACTACAATTTGAACTAGAAGAAGTAAATAGTCAGTTAACATATAAAGAGCAAAATGCAAAGCTAAAAAATAGAATACAAGAGCTTCAGCAAGAAGAAAAGAAACTAGCTCAACAAATAGCAGAGTTAGAAGGTCAAGAGTATCTTTGTGAAGAGTTTATAAAAACAAAAGTAGAATTATTAGAATCTTCAATTAATGATAAATTCAAATATGTATCATTCAAGTTATTTGATACACAAGTGAATGGTGGACTTAATGAAACATGTGAAGCACTAATTGATGGAGTACCCTTTAGTAATGCAAATACTGCAAGTCAAATAAATGCTGGATTAGATATTATAAATGCACTTTCAGGACACTATCAAGTAGCAGCCCCAATCTTTATAGACAATAGAGAATCAGTTAATCAATTAATAGAAACTGATAGCCAGGTAATTAATTTAATTGTAAGTAAAGATAAAAATTTAAAAGTTGGAAACATAAAAGATACTGAAGAAAATGATGATATCAGTAATCCTATAAAATTTATTTTAAATGAAGAACAGTTTTCAAAACTAAGATGTGAGGAAGAATTAAAGTTTAAAGGTGAATCTGGAATATCATTTCATTTAGAATTTCAAGAACAAACTGAATGGATAGATGAAGGTAAATATCAATACTGTAGTTATATTTATAGAGATAAGATAAGTAATAAATATTTCTTAACAGGAATAAGTAGGAGTGGTTCATATTTTAGTGATTATTATTATAGCTGGGAAGATGAAGATACATTTGAATTTATAGAAGTGTCAAAAAAGAAAATAGTTAAAGAAATTTGGGGGTAATGTAAAATGGCAAATTTAATGGAAATTGAAAACAAGTTTGAAGTAAATGGAGCAGAGGTAAAACTTACTGGAAGTATAGTTAAGAATTATTTAACTAGAGGAAATGATGCAGTCTCAGACCAAGAAGTAGTAATGTTTATTAACTTATGTAAGTATCAAAAACTTAATCCATTCTTAAATGAAGCTTACTTAGTTAAGTTCAAAGGGTCACCAGCACAAATAATTACATCTAAAGAAGCATACATGAAAAAGGCTGAAAGAAATACTAACTTTGCTGGAATGAAAGCTGGAATAATAGTTCAAAGAGATAAAGAAATTTTAGAGTTAGAAGGTAGTTTTTGTTTAAAAACAGATATCTTGTTAGGAGGTTGGGCAGAAGTCTATAAAAAGGATAGAGAGTTTCCTTATAAAGCAAAAATAAATTTAGATGAATATGATAAAGGTCAAAGCACTTGGAAGAAGATGCCTAAGACAATGATAAGAAAAACTGCAATTGTACAAGCATTAAGAGAAGCATTTCCGGAAGATTTAGGGGCAATGTATGTTGAAGAAGAACAACAATATCAACAAGATATGAGCGTCGAAATTAAAGAAGAAATAAAAGAAAAAGGAAATTCAAAGCCTTTAACTTTAAATCCTAAGACAACAGAAAATGTACAAAATGTTCAAGAAGTTAAAGTAGAAGAAGTTGAGGTTATTACTCAAAAGGAAGAAGTACCTGGACAAGTAAATATGATGGAAGGACCAGGATTCTAATGAAGTTAAAAGTATTAGGGAGTGGCAGTTCTGGAAACTGCTATCTACTCCAAAGCAAAAAAGAAACTTTAATTATAGAATGTGGACTAAGATATAAAGATATTCTAAAAGGCTTAAATTTTAATTTGACTAATGTAGAGGGGTGCTTAGTAAGTCACGAGCATAAGGACCATAGTAAAGCAGTACACGATTTAATCAAAAACGGAATAGATGTTTATAGCAGCAAAGGGACATTTGAAGCTATAGAAGTAGTAGTCGGACATAGAACAAACATTATTAAAAGTGAAAAAGTTTTTAAAATAGGAGAGTTTATAATATTACCATTTAAAACTGAACATGATGCAGCAGAACCATTAGGCTTTTTAATACAACACTTAGAAATGGGACAGTTACTTTTTATTACAGATAGTTATTATTGTAGATATAAATTTTCAGATATAGATCATGTGCTAATTGAATGTAATTACAGTGATGAAATTTTAAAAGAAAGGGAATTGCCCCAAAAACTTAAAGATAGAATAATAAAATCTCACTTTGAATTAGAGAATGTAAAAGAATTTTTAAAAGCTACAGACTTAAAAGGAACTAAAGAAATAGTTCTCATACATTTATCAGATGGAAATAGTAATGCAGAACAATTTCAAAAAGAAATAGAAATGTTAACAGGCAAACCAACTTATATTGCTGATGAAGGTTTGGAGCTGGAGGTGTAAAAAATGTTATCGGACAAGCTAAGTATAGCATTAAGTGATTTTATAGAAGCAGCAGCAAAGCAAGAAGATGTGATAAGAGAAAAAGATAGAGATATACAAGATATAATTTCAGAATGTGAAAGAGCATTAAGAGAACCAGACATATATAGGGACATACTTACAGAAATAGTTGAGGAATATAAACAAGCATTGTAGGAGGAAGTCATGAGCCAAGGGTGGTTTAAATTACACAGAGAATTATTTGAAAAAGCAATATGGCAAAGTTCCACTCCAGAACAAAAAGTTATATTAATTGCACTACTTGGAATGGCAAACCACCAAGGCAAAGAATGGGAGTGGAAAGGAAAACAATTTAAAGCTGAACCAGGACAATTTGTTACTTCAATTGATAGTATAGTTAAACGTTGTGGAAAAGGAATTTCGGAGCAAAATGTTAGAACTGCAATTAAAAAATTTAAAAAGTATGAATTTCTAACAGAGGAAGTAACAAAGACAGGAAGGCTTATAACCATAGTAAATTGGGGGCTTTACCAAGGTGTAGAAGGTGAAACTAACAAACAAATTAACAAAGACCTAACAGACGCATCACAAACGCCTAACAAAGACTTAACAGACAGCTCACAAACACCTAACAAACAGCTAACACCTAACAAGAATGATAAGAATTATAAGAATGTAAATAATGATAAGAATGAGGAAGAAAGAGAAGAAATAAAACCCCACCAAACTCCTATCTATTCTATTTTAGAACAAACTATTATAAATACCTTTGGAGAGATAGCATATACAACATGGTTTAAGTCATGTTCTATAGATGATGGTGAAGAATTAGTTATTAAAGCACCTAATGATTTTACTAAGAAAATTATTGAAGATAAATTTAAAGAATATCTAGATAAGATATTTAGGAAGAAGGTTATTATACAAACTTAAATATGAAGAAATGTGGTAATTAATGAATATTGAGATGACAACAAAAGATGTAAATATCATTAGAAAATGTATGTTAGCAATAATCACTTCATGCATGATAATGAATATGGATAAGTCTTTTAGTACGATAGCTTAAAATTAAGTTAATTAACATATATAAAATTATGTTAATTTAAATAAAAATGTAAATTAAACAGGAGAGTGAATAATATGAAAAGTACAGGTGTAGTAAGAAGAATAGATGAACTTGGAAGGATAGTGATTCCAAAAGAATTAAGAAGGGCTTTAGATATTAGAGAAAAAGAAACAAGCTTAGAAATTTTCGTAGAAGGGGAAGAAGTTATCTTAAAGAAGTATGAACCAGCTTGTATTTTCTGTGCAGAAGCTAAACAAGTAATGAATTACAAAGGGAAAAGCATTTGTACAAGTTGCTTAGAGGAGTTGAAAAAGAAATAGTGGGTATTAACTTTTGGGTAGAGGAAATAGTAAGGTTATATTTTGATGGATATTCAGTATTAGAAGCTATTGAGATAGTAAAAAGTATTATGAGATAGGATTAAGACTATCAAATGATGTTGCTGTAACTCTTTGTTATCATTTGATAGTCAGTTAATAAGATGATGTTATGGAGAAAAAGCTTACAAGGGATGAATTTATGAAGAAAGTTATAAATGATTATTACAAGAAAAGATATCTCAGGAATAAAAAGAAAAGTGAAGCTATTACAACAAATATAGAAGGTATAGAGAGAACGACAAGAAGGAAATGGAGGGTTGGACAGCATTGAGTAAATACAATTCAAAGAAGATAGTAATTGATGGTATTACGTTTGATAGTAAAGATGAAGGAAAGTATTATGAATACCTTAAAAAGTTAAAAGCACAAGGAAAGATATTAAATTTTGAGTTACAACCTAAGTATGAGTTGCAGCCAGGATTTAAGAAGAATGGAAAAACATATAGAGCAATAACATATACACCGGATTTCCTAATATATCACGTTGACGGTACAGAAGAGTTAATAGATGTAAAAGGCATGAGTACACAACAAGGAGAAATGCGAAAGAAGTTATTTGATTATAAATATCCGGATTTAAAGCTTACATGGATAGCGAGAAGTTTGAAGTATGGTAAAGATGGGTGGATTGAATACGGAAAGTTACAGAAAATCAGAAGGGAGAATAGAAAATGCAAGAGATAAGAGAAAGAAAGGATTTATCAAAACAAGTATTAGCAGTAGATATAACGAGTCCAATATTTCAAAGTATGGTAGACACACTAAATGAAAAGATTATAGACGTAATAAAAAATGTTTATAATAAAGAATTTGAGAGTGGAGATATATCTTTAAAGATAACTTTATCGGTTCCGGAAACAATCAAAGAAGTACCAATAGATAATGGACTTGGTGAGTTAGTTGTTAAGTCATATAAATATAAAGCATTACAGTTTAAACATAATATAACTTCAACACTAAAAAAAGTAGACAAAGATGAAGATTATTATTATGGAGAAAAAGAATTAAAAGAAGATGATTATGGAAACTTTATTGAGCAACCTATAAGAAATCCACAAATGTGCATAGATGATTTGGAGTAAGATCATGAATGAAATTAAAAATGTTCATGAAGGTCAGATAAGCATCTTTGATAAACCGAAAATAGAATTAATAAAAGATTGGACAAAACTACATCCTTTATTAACTAAAAGTAGTATTCATGAAGTGTTTTTAGAAAGAGAAAATTATTACATTATCTTAATAGAAGAAACATTCTATGGTATTTATAGAGAAGATGCAAGGATATGTTGAGGAGGCAAAAAATTGAAGGAGTCAGTAATGATAGTAGCGATAATAATTATTGTTGCTGCTGCTGTAACTATATTAAGAATTGAGAAATAAGAGGTAAATTCTTATGAAAATTATAATCATGAATGCTAATAAGAGTGATTGGTATTCAAGTAAATTAGGTAAGGTTTATGAGGTTAAGAAAATAAATAAATTCAGTTATACTACTAAAGCTGGTGAAGTAAGTAAACATGATGCCCAAATTGTAGAGAGGTGATATAGATGAAAGATAATAATTACAGAAAGACAGAAGGCGTTTTATACAATTATACAGATATAAAAACAGAGATTAAAAATACTGAAATAGATATACAAGAACTAAAATCAGAATATGAAGGAGTTTCTGGAGTTTCTTATGAGGAAAGGTCAGCTCCTACTAATAAGTTTAATTCTAGTGTAGAAAATGAATTATTAAGAAAAGAACAATTAATTAAAAAACTCACTAGAGAAAAAAATAGCAAACAAAGGTTAATAGATAAGATAGATAATGCATTAGATCCACTAGATGAAACTGAAAAGAAAATAATAGAATACAGATGTATTAGAGGTTATAGTTGGGCAAAGGTAGGAGTATTACTTAACATAGACGGAGATTACTGTGGTAAGATAATGCGAAAAGCACTTAGCAAGATAACTTCACAGATATGGATTAAAGAAAAATTTCAGTAAAAATTGCGTAAAAAACACGTAAAAAGTACGTAAAATAGACGGAACATTTGCTGGATATATGTGCTAATATAGTACCATAGAAAAAGATAACACAGCAGGGACACTGTAAATGTTAGTTCAAGGCACCCAAATGGGTGTCTTTGTTTAAATAATAAAGTAAAAATAATAAAGAAAGGATTAATTATGTGTATAAAAAATATTGACACAAAAGATTTAGTGGATGAATTAATAAAAAGAGAAGGAGTAAAAGTTACTATAGCTGAACCTTATGAGAATAAAGACATAAAAGTAAATGGCCCAGCTATAGTGCTTGTTGTTATTGATTAAGCTATTCTTCTATAAGGATAAATTCCTTTTACATGGGCATGGAGATAACTACCATGGGATGCTGCGGACATAAGCCCTTGATATATACTATAAGGTACATTGGAATATTGGTATATGGAACCATTATTAAATTGTACTTCTAATATACTTGAAGAATCATCATATCCTATAGAATAAACATTTGATGAAGAAACTCTAGTTCGTTGCATACAAAACACCTCCTTTTATACAAAAATTCTACATATAATATAAAAAACCTTCACAATTATAAAATAAAAGAAGGAAAAACTCCTAAAATGTAGAATTGTTAATATTTATAGGAGGTAGAATTATGGAAAATATATATAATTGTGAGACGTATAAGGAAATAAAATCAGGAGTTGTAACTTTTTTAGATGTACTAGGATGGAAAGGAATATATCATAGAGATAATAATGCTATCCAAAAATTAATTAATATATCCAAACAAGGTAAAACAGTTATTAAGTCTATCATAGATAAATATAAATCAATAACAATAGAAATGTTTTTGATATCTGATACAATAATTATCATAAGTTATAATAATAATTTTAAAGAAGGAAAGGATCTAAAAAAAGGGGTTCAATTCAGTGCACATGCTAAAATAGTAACAAATCTAATAGAAAGAGGATTAAAACAAAATATTTTATTTAGAGGAGCAACAGCTTATGGCAGTTATTCATTTAGTAAGAATGATTTGGTATTTATGGGTGAGGCAATAGATGAAGCGGCTGAATGGCATGAATTTTCAAATTGGTGTGGAGTAATAGCTACACCAAGCGCTCAGATTATAATAGAAAGTTTAATTAACAATAATAAAAATAAGACTAAATTATTTTATGAAGTGTTAAAAAGCAAATGGGTAGAGTACGAAAATATTCCTTTGAAGAGTAAAGATATAAAGTTAAAATATGCATTAAACTGGATAGATAAAATTAGTATTTCAAAAATAAGATCAATTCTTGCAACAAATGGACCGTATAATATAAATATTGCGAGTAAATATTTGAATACTTTAGAATTTGTAACATTTATAACCTATATGAAAACAAATAATGAAAAATATGTATCAGCAGATTGTACTAAATTATAGATAAAATAATCGTATAACAAATTACATATTAATTAGATAAAAATTATAATACGGTAATTAAGTGAGCTTATGACAAAGTCTAAATGTGAAATGAATGTAAGAGATAAACTTATACTAGTTGAAGGATAGGCATGAAATTGGCTCACTGATGAACAAATAAAAAAGGAACCTTATAATTATGAAATGTATTGGGTATATAATTCAGAATATAGGATATAAACTAATGCCAATATCTTTTATTTCATATTTTATATTAAAGATAATTGAATTTAAATGGAAGAAAAAAGGATACTCTAAATTAGTAAAATCTCTTTGATATATTACTGTTGGATTAGTGAGCTTAGAAGGAAATATAAGAGTTCAAAAATTAATTGTAATGATGATGTTTTTGGATGCTATTGATTCTTACATAGAATATAAAGATCAAAAAAGTGAAAATGATAATAAATAAAAGGAGGTGGCATTGTGAAGCTAACACCAAAACAGAAAATATTTTGTGATGAGTATCTAGTGGATCTCAATGCCACTAGAGCTTATAAAGCAGCTTATAAAAACATAAAAAAAGATGAAACAGCAAATGCAGCAGCAAGTAGAATGTTAAGAAATGTTAAGGTTAAAGATTATATTGATAAGAGAATAAAGGATAGAGAAAAACGAACAGAGATAACACAGGATATGGTTATCCAGGAATTATCAAAAATAGCATTTGCAAAAGGTACTGATTTCGCTAAAGCAGTTGAAAAATCGTATATGAAACCTATTTTAGATGACCAAGGACATAAGGTTGATGAAGAAGAAGTTTTTTATAAAGATGTTGAAGTTATAGAAACTGATAATCTAACAGAGGACCAAAAGAGAGCAATATCATCAATAAAAAGTACTAAGTTTGGAGTATCAGTTGAAACTTATGACAAGGTTAAAGCCTTAGAGTTATTAGGTAAGCATTTAGGTATGTTTACTGATAAAGTTGAGGTAAATGGTAACATGAATGTTAATAATCCATTTGAGAACTTAACAACAGAGCAGCTATTAAAATTAGCTGGTGAAGAAGATGGATAAAAAATTAATAAAGTTATATTCAAAAATAGAACTTGCAAAGCGTAGGTTCTTTTTTTATTGCAATTTAACAGCACCAGACTTTTATAAGAAGAATAGAAAATATCTAGTAGAGTTTTGCAATGACCTTCAGGAGTTTTATGAAACAGATGAACATGAGGTTCTTATTATAAATATGCCACCTAGACATGGAAAGTCAAGAACTGCATCAATGTTTACTCAATGGGTATTTGGTAAAAATCAAAATGAAAAAGTTATGACAGGATCATATAACGAAACACTATCAACTACTTTCTCCAAGAATGTAAGAAATGCAATACAAGAAGTCAAAGGGGATAAGGATAAGATAGTATTTACTGATATATTTCCAGGAGTAAGTATAAAACAAGGTGATGGAGCTATGAACCTATGGTCATTAGAAGGTGGATATAATAATTATTTAGCAACTTCTCCAACGGGAACTGCTACTGGTTTTGGTTGTTCATTAATGATTATAGATGATTTAATTAAAAATGCAGAAGAAGCCTACAATGAGAATGTACTTGAAAAGCATTGGGATTGGTTTACTAATACTATGTTATCAAGACTTGAAGAAGGTGGAAAAATAATAATTATAATGACTAGATGGGCAACTGGCGATTTAGCTGGTAGAGCATTAGAACATTTTAGAGAAATAGGCATGAAGGTTAAGCATATATCTATGAAAGCATTAAAAGATGATGGAACTATGTTATGTGATGAAGTCTTATCAAGGAAAAGCTATGATATGAAAAAGAAAACATTAGGTGAAGACATAGCAAGTGCTAACTATCAACAAGAACCTATAGATGTTAAAGGAAGGCTTTATAGTAGCTTTAAGACTTATGATGATATACCAAGAGATAAGAATAACAATGTTTTATTTACTAAAATTAAAGCTTATATAGATACTGCTGATGAAGGTTCAGATAACTTATGTTGTATTGTTTATGGTGAATATAACAAAGAAGCTTATATATTAGATATTTTATACACTAAAGAGCCTATGGAGATTACTGAAACTAAAACTGCTAAGATGCTATTTGAAAATGAAGTTAATATAGCTGATATAGAAAGTAATAATGGTGGTAAAGGATTTGCAAGGCAAGTTGAAAGAATACTTAAAGAGAAGTTTGGTAGTAATAAAACTAAAATTAAATGGTTTCATCAAAGCAAAAACAAAGTTGCTAGAATACTTTCAAATGCTACCTGGGTAATGGATCATATATATTATCCTGTTAATTGGAGAAATAGGTGGCCAGAGTATTATAAGGCTATGACAACTTATCAAAGGGAAGGCAAAAATAAACATGATGATGCTCCAGATGCTACAACTGGAGTTGCTGAAAGTATAGATAAAAAGAAATGGCTAGTGTAGGAGGTGATAAGCGTGAATGGTTCAGAACTAAAAAAATTAATAGATAGAGATAGAGTATCACAAAGTAAGGCAAAGGCTAGACAAGGTTTGCAATATTATAAAGGTGAACATGATATATTAAATTATAGATTATTTTATTATGATAATAATGGTATTTTGAGAGAAGATAAGTATAGGAGCAATATAAAAATACCTCATTTATTTCATACTGAACTTGTGGATCAAAAGGTGCAGTATTTATTATCTAACCCTATAGAAGTTGTAACAGAGGACCAGGAGTTGCAAGAAAAGTTAAAGGAATACATAAATGAGGACTTTCAAGAGGTGCTACAAAATGCTACTGAAGGAGCATCTAATAAAGGACTTGAATATGTTTATGCTTATGTAGATTCTAGTAATAAAATAAACTTCCAGATAGCTGATAGTTTGAGTGTTATTCCTATATATGATGAACTAAACAACTACAAGCTCACTTCTATAGTAAGATATTATGATACTAAAGTACAAGACCAGGATAAGGAAGTAACAATTACTAAGGCGGAAGTATGGACAGATAAAGATGTAACTTATTATATCCAGGACAAAGATAGTAAAGAATTTAAATTAGATGGTGTAAAACCAAATCCAAGACCACATATAACTCTTGAAGATGAAAAGGCTTATTATAATGGTGGAAGTTTTGGCTATATACCATTTTTTAAGTTGCAGAATAATAAATATGAAAAGACAGACTTAGAACCTATTAAAGCACTTATAGATGATTATGACCTTATGGCTTGTAGTTTATCTAATAACTTACAAGACTTTCAAGAAGCAATATATGTAGTTAGAGGTTATCCAGGGGATAATTTAGATGAGTTAACGTTAAACCTTAAAACTAAAAAAACTATAGGAGTAGATGAAACTGGTGGATTAGATGTTAAGACTATAGATATTCCATATGAAGCTAGAATGGTTAAACTAGAGTTAGATAAAGATAGTATCTATAAGTTTGGTATGGGGTTTGATAGTAGCCAAATAGGAGATGGAAATGTTACTAATGTAGTTATTAAATCTAGATATGCTTTATTGGATTTAAAATGTAATAAGGCAGAAATAAGACTTAGAAAGCTTATAAGACAGTTATTAAAAGTTATAGTAGAAAACATTAACAAGAGGTTTAATAAAGCTTATAACTATATGGATATTGATATTAACATAGTAAGAGAAACTATGGTTAATGAAAATGATATTGCTAATAATGAAAAAATAGAAGCAGAGAAACAAGGACAATTAATAAATAATGTTCTTACTGCTGCAACAAGACTTGATGATGATACAGTACTTAAATGTTTATGTGATATTCTTGAACTTGACTATGAAGATGTAAAAGAAAAATTAGAACAGCAAGAAATTAAAAATGTAGATTTCAACTCATTATCAGAGCAATTAGTAAATAATACTGAAGGTGTGGAAGATGAATAAGTATTATAATGAACTTCTTAATATGATGAATAAAAACGAAAAGGAAATTCAAAGATTGCTTATTATAAACTATACTAATGCTTTGGGAGAAATAAAGAAAACTTTAAAAGATTATATGATTAGATACTCGGATTTAAGCTATTCGCAATGGTTACAGTACAATAGATTAAAGTCTTTAGAAATGCAAATAAATAAGGTGTTAAATGATTTATATAAAATAAATAATAGAGATATAAAAAATCATTCTTTTAAAACCTATGAAGAAAATTATTTTGGTTTATTTTATGAACTAGAAAGTAAGTATAAAATAAATCTTAGTTTTTCTATGATAAGCGAGGATTATGTAAGAAAAGCTATAGAATATCCAGTAGGTGGCTTAAAGTTATCAGAAAGATTATACAGTAAGCATTTACATGATTTAAAGATTAAAACCAAAGCTTGTTTAATAGATCATATGATAAATGATAGAGGTTATAAGGTTATGGCTAAAAAACTAAGTGAAATATCTAATGCAGATTATAAGCAAAGCTTGAGAATAGCAATAACAGAAGGCAACAGGCTTAGAAGTTTAGCAAGACAAGATTCATATGAGGAAGCAACATACTTAGGAATAGATTTAAAAAAGAAATGGTTATCTACTTTAGATAATAAAACTAGATGCTTACATAGAGCTTTAGATGGACAGGTTAAAGGGATAAATGAAGAGTTTGAAATTAGTGGATATACTGCATTAGAACCAAGATTATTTGGTGTTGCTAGTATGGATATTCATTGCAGGTGTGACACTATAAATGTAGTTGAAGGTATTTCTCCAACAGTTAGGCGAGATAACGAAACTAAGAAAATTATACCTTATAAAAATTATGATAAATGGTTTGAAAATAGAGTACAAGCAGAACAAACTAAAATATAATTGAATTTATAATCCTATAATTGTAATATTATACCTAGGAGGAGATGTTATGGGATTATTAAAAAATATATGGGAAAAAGCAAAAGAGAATGATAGAAAAATGATGGAAGAAGCAAGAAAAAAAGGTGAAAAATTCAGAGAAAAGAAAGCCGAACTAGATGAACAGGGAGAAGTATATTGTCCTAAATGTTTATCTACACAAATAAGTGCGAATAAAAAAGGATTTAGTGTAAAGAAGGCAGTACTGTTAGGTGGCGTAGGTGGATTTATAGGAAAAAATAAAATAGAAATAACTTGTTTAAAGTGCGGTTATAAGTGGAAACCAGGTCAATAACACTCTAGAAATAGGGTGTTTTTATTTTGCCTTTTTAGCTTTATTACAGGCGTAAAAGAATAAATAAGTAACTATATTTGTGAAGCAAAACACGTATAAAAGCGTAAATATAGGAGGTTAATATGGAAGAATTATTAAAAAAATTAGGACTTACAGATGAGCAAATACAAAAGGTAATAGGAGGAATGAAAGAAAATAAGATTTATACAACTAAGGAAGAAAATATAGAAGAAAGATACAACAAACTCAAAGGTCAAAAAGAGGATTTAGAGGGACAACTTAATACAGCTAATTCAACTATTAAAGATTTAAAAAAGAACAATGCAGATAATGAAGAATTGCAAAAGACTATTAAAGAACATGAAACAACTATTGCAACTCTTAAAGAAACATCAGCTAAAAGAGAAAAAGAATTTACTATTAAAAGTAAATTAAAGGATGCTGGATGTACTGATGTTGATTATATGCTTTATAAGTTAGGGGATATTGAAAAATTAGATATTGAAAAAGAGTTAGATAATAAAGTAAAGGAGCTTAGTGAAAACAATGCTTCTTTTTTTAAAGTTGAAAATCAAGAGCCTAATAAAGATAATCCAAAGATAATAGTTAATAAGTTACCTGGAACAGATAATCCACCACAAAGTTTTACTATGGATCAGTTAAGAAATATGACAGCAGATGAAATAAATAAGAATTGGGATACAATAAAAGACTTAAAATTTGATGAATAAGAAAGGAAGATGTTAAATGTCAGTAAAGAATTTTATACCACAAATATGGAGTGCAAGATTACTTGCTAACTTAGATAAGAAACTAGTATATGCTAATGCAGTAAATAGAGATTATGAAGGAGAAATTAAGAAGTATGGTGATACTGTTAAGATAAATCAAATGGGTGATGTAACAGTTAAGGACTATAAAGGAGGAACTATAGAGGATCCAGAAGAATTAAAGTCAAACCAAACTATTTTAACTATAGATCAAGCCAAATATTTCAACTTTAAAGTGGATGATGTGGACAAGGCACAATCAAATATATTACTAGTAGATAAAGGAATGGGTAGGGCATCATATGCAGTACAAGATGTTATAGACAAGTTTATAGCGGCACTTGTTAAAGATGCAAAAATAAAAATTGGTAGCACATCTAAACCAATTGAAATAACAGTAGCAAATGCTTATGATACTTTAGTTGATTTAGGAGTTGAACTAGATAATAAGAATGTACCAAGAGTAGGGAGATTTGCTATTCTACCACCTTTTTATTTAGGATTATTATCTAAAGACCCTCGTTTTACTAAAGACTTTAAAATCTTAGAAAATGGAGTTGTAGAGGGTGCTACAGTTAGTGGATTTAAACTAATGATGTCTAATAATGTTCCTTTTTCAGCTAACAATTATTCTATTATGGCGGGAACTGATATGGCTATTTCATATGCTGGACAAGTAACAGAAATAGAAGCATATAGACCAGAAAAAAGTTTTTCAGATGCAATGAAAGGGTTATATGTATTCGGTGCTAAAGTAGTTCAACCAGATTGTTTAGCATGTTTAACTGTAAAGCAAAAAGTAGCAGAAGTATAGACTAAGGATTAATTTTCTTAATCTTATTTTATAGGTGGTGATAAATTGATTTTATATTTAGAAGAAGCTAAGAAACTTTTAAAAATTAAAGATGATAGCCAAGACTTTGAATTAGAGCTTAAACTTAAAGCTTTAGAAACTATGATAAGAAATAAAACTAATAATAAGTTTTTAGATACTAGAGTTAGAGCAAGTAAACATTTATTTTTTAATGATGGGAATACAATAACTGGAGCTAATTTTAAAAGCTTAGGATTTAGAAACGGTAATACTATAGATATAGATGATAGTATTCAAAACAATGGAATATATGAAGTTTTAGAAGTATCTGAAACATATATAAAGGTAAAAGAAGATATACAAGAAGAAGAATGTAATTGTCTTATAACAAAAGTTTTATATCCTGCTGACATAAAGCTAGGAGTTATTAAAATATTACAGTATGATAATAAAATGGCTGATAAGATAGGTATTAAAAAAGAAACAATAGCTAGAATGTCAACTGAATACTTTGATATGGGTAATGATGAAAGTGTAGAAGGTTATCCAGTAGCACTGTTAAAATTTTTGGATAAGTATAAAAAATTGAGGTGGTCATAATGGATACTTCGAGAGCACCATGTTTTTCAGTTATGGGAATAACTAAGATAGATAATGGCATAGGTGGGTTTATAGAAAAAGATGAAGAGCTGTTTAAAATACAAGGTTTCTTAGATTTAGCACAAGGATTTGGAACTAATGGAGAGAATACAAACTTAAATGCTTTTTTACAAGAAAGTACACACATTTTGATAACAGATTATAGGAAAGATATAACTAATAAGAACTGGATTATAGATAGTAAAAATAATAGATACAATATAGTCTTAGTAGATGATCCAGTATCAATGCATAACCACTTAGAAATATATTTAAAATTTATAGGTGAGCATAATGTTTAGAGATAATAGTAGAGCGTGTAAAGAAGCTATAAAAAGAGCAGAGTTAAGATGGTTACAAGCTGCCGCATTAGTCATCCAAAGTCAAGCTAAAGCATTAGCTCCAGTTGATACAAGTAATTTAAAAACAAGTATTAACCATAAGATAGTAGTTGATAAATTAGAAGCTTATATTGGTACTAACTGCGATTATGCTATATACGTAGAATTTGGTACTGGAGAATTTGCAGAGAATGGACAAGGAAGAAAAGGTGGGTGGGTTTATACTAACAGTGAGAGGAAAACCATATTTACCAGAGGTTCTAAACCACAACCATATTTAAGACCAGCTTATACGCAAAATAAACAAGCATTAATTCAACTACTAAACAGATATTTAAGAGAAATAAGGTGATAACATGATACCTTTTTTAATAGAACTAACTAAAGAGTTTAAAAAAGTATGTAAAGAAAGCTACTTAGAAATTAATACATCTGAAAAAGTTATATATCCATATTTGACCTTCTCTTATTCTAGTGAAATGCTAGAGAACAAAAGAGAAGGTTTTTATATTGAAGTAGATATATTTGATAGTTGTGGAGCTGATACATTAAAGCTAGAACAACTTACAGAAGATATAAGACAACACTTTTTAAAATCAAGTATATTAACAGAGAAGGTTCTATTACAGTTTAAAGTTGGAAGTAGAAGAATGATACCTACTACAAATAAGCATATAAAAAGAAGATGGCTGCAACTATATTGTAAAGTAGATTGGAGGGAATAAAATGAGTGTCCAAAGAACAGGATATACAAAATCAACACCACAACATTATTGGGTAGATGCTGGAGCAATATATGATAATCTTACATTCAATAAAGAAACTAAAACATGGGAAGGTGGAAAACCTATAGGTGCTACGGCAGATGGAAACAAAATTACTTTTGAACAAGAATATAGACAGATAGAAGTAGACGGGGTATTTGTACCAGCAGTAGGACAGAAAGTTTTAAAAAGTGCTAGTGCAAAATTAGAAGTAAATGTAAAGGAGATTACACCGGAAAATATAAGAAAATCCATAAATGGTATTATACGAAAAGATGAAAATTATGAAGGGTATTCTATTATAGAATCAAAAGCTCAATTGGAAGATAGTGATTATATACCTCATTTATATTTAGTAGGAACTATAACAGGCTCAAAACAACCTATTATAGTTGAATTTGATAATTGTTTATGTATAAGTGGACTCAATGTAGAAACAAAGGATGATGATGAAGCAGTTATAAAAATGGAATTTGAAGCACATGCAAGTGCAGAACAAGTTGCTAATAGAAAAATACCAGCAAGGTTTTATGCTCCTGACACTGGAGAAGAAATAAGTATTCAAAAACTTACTGGTAAAAAGGAAGAATAATTTAGAACTCATATAGTGGGTTCTTTTCTATTTTTTAAGGAGGATTATATTATGGAAAATAAATTAGAAATGAGAAAATTAGGGGGACAAGATACTTTTTTGATGTTAAAGATTATGTCTAGAACAGGAGCTAAGAATGCAATAAAAGAGTTTCTAAAGAAGCAAGGAGGCTTTGGAAAGGATAAAAAAACAGAAGAAGACTACAAAGCTATAGGTATAGAAGTAATGCTTGATGTTGCTGATACAGTAATGTGCAATTTAGATAATGCACAATCAGATATTAACAAACTATTAGCTAATTTATGTGATGTTAAAGTAAAAGAAATAGAACAATTAGATTTTATGGAATATAATACTTTGATTATGGATTTCTTTAAGAAGGAAGAATTAAAAGTTTTTTTCAAACTTATATTCTCATCATTCAAATAGGTGAGAATAAGTTTATAGATATTTTATATAAAAGATATGGTAATCCGTTAGAACTCTTATCCAATATGGATTTTGAGGAACTAACGGATTTTATTTTGTACTTAATTAAAGAGCAAAGAGAAGAAGATTTGTGGCAAATATGGCTACACAAAGATATAGATAAAGATTTTGAGGAATGGAAAAAAGAAATTCAATTTAAGCAAAGTACAACTAATAAAAAAATGACTAAGGACCAGGAAAAAGAAAACATTTTAAAAGCTGAAAGAATTTTAGGAAGGATAAAAGATAAGTAAGGGGGTGAATAGATGGAGCTATTTGCCCTAATGGGTAAAATTGCAGTAAACGGAAAGGATGCAAACAAAGAAATAGATAGTGTAACTGGTCACGCACAAAATGCAGAAGGAAAAATTTCTAGTGCTTTTTCAAAAATAGGTAAGGTAGTAGCTGGTGCATTTACAGTAGGAGCAGTAGCAGCATTTGAAAAGAAAATAGTATCTACTTATGCTACATATGACGATCAAATGAGAAAAGTTCAAGCAGTTAGTGGTGCAACGGGTAAGCAATTTGAAATGCTTAGAGGTAAGGCGGAAGAACTTGGGGCAAAGACTAGATTTAGTGCAACAGAAGCAGGACAAGGAATGGAGAACCTTGCTAGAGCTGGTTGGAAAACTGGAGAAATAATGAGTGGTATAGGTCCAGTACTTTCCTTTGCAACTGCAAACGCTATAGATTTAGGAAGTGCTGCTGGAATAGTATCTGATGGACTTTCACAATTTGGACTAAAGGCTAAAGATACTGGAATGTTTACAGATGTTTTAAGTGCTACTGCCGCGGCGGCGAATACAGATATTAGTTTACTAGGGGAAACTTTTAAATACTGTGGTGCTCCAGCTGGTGCATTAGGGTATAAATTACAAGACGTTGCTATAGCTATTGGACTTATGGCCAATAAAGGTATAAAAGGAAGCCAAGCAGGAACAACATTAAGAAGTGCTATGACAAGACTTGCAAATCCAACTGGTGCAAGTGCTAAAGCAATGAAAAAATTAGGTGTTTCACTTACAGATAGTTCTGGAAAAGTAAAACCATTTATTACACTTATTAAAGAATTAAGACAGAAATTTAGTAAATTAACAGATTCACAAAAAGCTCAAATGGCATCAACTATATTTGGTCAAGAAGCTATGTCAGGAATGCTTGCAGTTGTGAACTCTAGTGATGAAGAATTTAATAAAATGACTAAAGCTATAGGTAATTGTGATGGTCAAACACAGAAAATGGCTGATACTATGGATGGTGGCCTTGGTGGAGCGATAGCTGGAGTTAAAAGTGCTTTTGAAGGATTACTTATAAAGTTAGGTGGAATGCAAGAAGGAATTTTAGTTGATGGTTTTAGAAAGTTAGCAGAAGTACTTCAAAATTTACCTAGTAAAATACAGAGTGCAAGTAACAAAATAAACTCATTTAAAAATTTTTTAAAAGATAATGAAACAACAATAAAAGCAGTTACAATTGCATTAGGGGTTTTAGGTATTGGAATAGGCGGTTATAGTGGAAAACTTACAGTAGCTACACTAGCCACTAAAGCAATTAGTGCAGCTCAAACTATATATATAGCAGGTCTTTACGCAGCAGAATTTGCAACAAAAGCATTTGGAGCAGCTATAGATTTTATTACAAGTCCAATAGGAATAGTAACTATAGCAGTCGCAGCCTTTGCAGCAGTAGCTTATCTTATTTATAAAAACTGGGATAATATAGGGCCTTGGTTATCTAATCTTTGGAATAGCATTAAAGAAATTGCTGAAAATGTTTGGAATGGTTTAAAAGATTTCTTTTCAACTACATGGCAAGCTATAGTAGATATATTTATAACCATATGGGAAGGAATTAAATGGCCTTTTGAAATGCTATGGGAAATTATAAAAGCAATTGTATTATCCGCTATGTCAATATTAGAAGCTGTAATAGGAACTGGATTAAATGTAATAAAAGCTATATGGGAGCTTATATGGAATAATATAAAAGATTTCGTACTTCCTGTATGGAATGCTATCAAAACTACAATTCAAACAGTTATAAATGCAATAAAAAATATAGTAACAACCGTTTGGAATGCAATTAAAAGTGTTACTACAACTGTTTGGAATTCTATCAAAGGTGTAATAATTACAGTATGGAGTGGCATAAAAAGTGTAATTACTTCTGCTATAAATGTAGTTAAGTCAGTAATAACAACAGTATGGAATGCTATTAAATCAGTTACTAGTTCCGTATGGAATGGAATAAAAGGTGTGATAAGCGGTGTATGGAATGGAATAAAAAGCGTAGTTACTGGAGCAGTAAATGGAGTTAAAAGTGTAATTACTAGTGTATGGAATAGTATTAAAAGTGTTACAAGTAGTGTATGGAATTCTATCAAAGGAATTATACAAAAACCTATTCAAGCTGCAGCAGATTTTGTAGGTAAACAAGTGGAAAGAATCAAAGGGTTCTTTTCTAGACTTAGTATTAAATTTCCACATATTAAATTACCTCATTTTAAATTAGATGGAGAATTTTCTTTAATGCCACCTAAAGTACCACATATAGGTGTTGACTGGTATGCAGAAGGTGGTATTCTTACAAAACCAACTGTATTTGGCATGATGAATGGTAGACCACAAGTAGGTGGTGAAGCTGGACCCGAAGCGGTACTGCCTATAGAAAAGCTATCGGATATATTAATAAATACTTTTAAAAATATGGGTATGGAAAAGCCTATAATAATACAACTAGATGGAAGAACTATCGCAAGGGTTACTGCGCCATACATGAGTGAAGAATTAAATTTTAGGAATAAAAGGAGGTTTTAAATTTGTATGGATTTGAGTTTAATAATAAGTACTCTAAGGACTTAGGAATATATATAGGTAAAAGACCTCCTATTCCTAAAGCTGAAAAAGTAATTAAGCATATTGAAGTACCAGGAAGAAGTGGAGCTTTAACAGAAGATACAGGAGCTTATAAAGACATAGAGCTACCTTTTGAATGTACTATAAAAGACATTGATGTAGAAGAAAAGACAGTACTATTAAACAATTGGTTAGATGGTTCTGGAATTTTAAAATTAGACTATTTAGCCAACTTCTTTTTTAAGGTTAAAGAGGTTAAGTTTGATGGAACAGATGTTGATTATATAACAGGAGATTTTATAGTTACTTTTGTATGTGATCCATTTAAATATTATATAGATAATTCTGCTATAGAAACAAAAAAGCCTACCATTATATATGGTCCTGAGTTTACTTATAAATCCGAACCAGTAATTAAAGTTTATGGTAGTGGAGATATAAAGTTAAACATAAATAAGTATTCTATAAAATTATTAAATGTACAAGATTACGTTACTGTAAATTCTGTACTACAAGAGTGCTACAAAGATAATCATAATAACAAAATGCAAGGAGAATTTCCAATGTTTTTACAAGAAGAAAATAAAATAAGCTGGAATGGTGATGTACAAAAGATAGAAATTATACCGAATTGGAGGTGTTTATAATAGATAAGATATTTAATTTAAAGATAGATACTAAGAATAAAAGTATAACTACAGTTACAGGATTAAAGCAGTTTGATAATAATTCTATATTAAACATTACTTTACTACAAAATAGTTTAGCATTAGACTTATCTAACTGTACTGTAAGACTTAATTTTATTAGAGAAGATAAGAGGGTACTACTTTACATGACTGATATAGTTAGTGCTAGAGAAGGAAAAGTAAGTATTAAATTAAGTCCAGAAGTCTTAGAAAAGAGTGGACTTGTTAAAGCAGATATAAGTGTATTCGATAGTAATTTACTAAAGATAACTAGCACTACTTTTAATTTAAAAGTTGATAAAGCTATTTATGATGATACTTACTTTACAGATAAAGACTTGGATTTAATGCAACAAGAATATGTTAGAGAAAAAGAAAGACAGAACAACGAGAATAATAGAAAATCCAATGAAAGTAATAGAGTACAAGCCGAAACTAAAAGAGGACAAAATGAAAATACTAGAATAAGCAATGAAGAAGCTAGAAAAAAAGCTGAAAATACTAGAGTAAGTGAATGGAACAATGTAAAGAAAGATGCTAATAATATTAAAAATACTTTAGATACTACAATAGATACTGCTAATAAAAGTAATAGTAATCTAAAAAATACAATTAATGCTGGAGATAAATTAAAACAAGAATTAAACGTTAATAACTATGTTACTAATGCTAAGTATAGTGAATTTGAAAAGAAAACTAATTCGCAATATGAAGAAAATAAGAATAAGTTAAATAATTTTGGTGGTAGAAATTATTTAATGAATTCTAATTTTAGACGTAAAGAAACGGGGTGGATTACATACAAGAATGGTGAAGGTTGTACTATAAAATTTAACGATGGTAATGTTGTAATCAATAATGTATCAAGAAATTTTTGTGGTATTTATCAGTCTATTAAAGATATTTGTGTTCAAAAATCACAGAAGTACATTATAAGTTTCTATGCAAAAGCAGATAAAGACTTAAATATCCTATGCGGATGGACTTCGCATGGTGTAAATTGTAGAGTTAGAGAAAGTAATGATTATATTAGGTACAGTATAAGTATAGGAAATCCCCAAAATGATAATGAAGATACTATCATTGTGTATAATGCTACACAAAAGAGCAATGTTGAAATTACAAAAATTCAAGTGGAGTGTGGAGATGTAGTATCTGACTGGAATTTAGCACCCGAGGAGGTTATTGCTAATTCTTATCGATTAGACGCTATAGAGAAAATTTTAATAAATAAAGGGTATATGACAGTAACACAAAATTTATAATATAAGGTAGGTAGATAATATGGCTTTAGATATAAATATAACTGAAATAATAATAAATCAATTGCGTTATGGAACTATGGATAAAGAGGAAATACGAAAGAAAGTAGATGTAATGTACTTTTGTAATGCATTTTCAGAAGAAGATTATAAAAGAATTATTGCAGTATACGAGGAAGTAACTAAAAAAGCAGATAAAATAGAAGATGTAGAACATAAAGAAACAGAACATACTGCGTAATAGGTAGCTAATGCGAAGTAAAAATTAAATATTCAAAGGCAATAGATCTAGACTTTTAGAAGTCTTTTTTTATTGCCTTTTTTAACAATAGCACCTCACATAACATCAATTATGTGGGGTGCTTGTAAAAATTGTAAAGGTAGGTGAGAAAAATAATTAATGTATATAATGCAAAAGAAACAGATTTTGAACATAATGGACTTGCAGTTCTGGACAAATGTATAAGAGCAGAAGTCCAGGAGGAGTTAAATGGATTATTTGAATTGGAATTAGAATATCCGATATTCGATAAAAAGTCTAATTATTTAATTAAGGATAATATTGTGAAAGCTAATACTCCTAATGGTTATCAATTATTTCGTATATACAGACCAGTTAAAAATATGGGGGTTGTGATTTGTTATGCAAAACATATTTTTTATGATCTAATAGATAATTTCATAGAAAGTTATAGAACAGGAAGTGTTACAGGTGATACTGCTATAAAAGGAATTTTAAACAGTACACAATACCCTCATAATTTTAAAGGAAACAGTAATCTAAATGAGAAGTCAGATGCATTCTATGTTAGAAAAAATCCAATACAAGCTTTAATAGGAGATAATGAAAATAGCTTTTTAAGCAGATGGGGTGGAGAGATATTAAGAGATAATTTTAATATTTCTATATTAAATAGTATTGGAACTGATAAAGGTGTGACTATAAGCTATGGTAAGAACCTTTTAGGACTAGAAGAAGACTTAGACAATAGTGAAGTAGTTACAAGGATTATGCCAACGGGGCTTACTGAAAATGATTCAGTAATTATGTTAGAAGAAAAATATATAGATTCTCCTAACATAGATAAATATCCACATCCTAAAATCAGACATATACATTTTGGAGATATAAAAGTAGATTCCGAAAAGGGTATAACAGAATCAGATGTAAAAAGAAGACTTAGAGAAAAAGTTCAGGAGCTATATAAAGTTGGACATATAGATGTACCCAAGACTAATTATAAGGTAGATTTTGTAGAGCTTAGTAAAACAGAAGAATATAAAAATTATAGTTGTTTGGAGAGCGTAAATTTAGGAGATATAGTAACTGTTAAACACTTAAAAATGGGTATAAACATAAGGCAAAAGGTAATTAAATATAAATGGGATAGTTTACTAGAAAAATACTTAGAAATAGAGCTTGGAAGCTTTAAGGAGAGCCTAGCAGATGATTTTCAAGAACTATCTAATTCTATAGATGAAGTAAAAGAAAGTTTAGAAAATACTAAGAAACAATTTAATAGTAAAATAGAGCAACAAGATGATAGAATTACTCTAACAGTAGAAGAAATTAATAAGACTAATACAAAGATAGAGCAAACTGCAAACTCTATTACATTAGAAGTAAATAACAAAATAGATAAGTGTAATAGTAAAATCGAGCAGACAGAAAAAAGTATTACTTCAACCGTAAATGGACAAATAAGAGACGTTGATGGCAAAATTAAAGATTGTAATACTAAAATAGAACAAAACGCAGATAGTATCAATCTAGTAGTTGATGGAGGAGAAATTAACGGCAATGCATTAGTTAGTGCTATAAATATGTCGGATAAAAAGATAGGAATGAGGGCATTAAATATAGATTTAGATGGATATGTAACTTTCAGAAACTTAGAACGAGGTGAAACAACTATAGATGGGAGTTGTATAAAGACTGGTACAATAGATGCGGATGAAATAGGTTCTAGGATGAGTAAAGTAAGCGACTATGTTGTAATAGATGGAGGAAGAACCAATTCTGTAAATGGTATCGGCACAAAGCAACGTGGTGACGGACGTGGATACTTACAATTAATCTCTAGTACAGGAATTATATTAGACGCCCACAATGTAGTAGATCAAGACATGAATGCTTTTGTAACAGAAGATTGGGTAAGACAATATGTTAGAGAGCAATTAGAAAACTGGAGATAAGCGTACAGTTATGAAGATTGTACGCTATTTTTATATTAAAAAACAGGAAGAAGGTAATTAAAAATGGCAGAATTAATACAAAGTTTTGGGTTTCCAGTAGCGTGTGTTATTGGATTAGGACTTTATCTTAAGCAACTTACAGAGCAACAACGACAAGATGCTAAAGAAGATAAAGAAAGACTTTATACAAACTTAGAAAAGTTAAATCAATCAAATACAGAAGTTGTAACTACAAACCGTATGCTTGTGGAACATATGCAAGGAGATATTAAAAACATAGAAGTCAAAGTAGATAGCATTGCAAATAAGATAGAGCAGCAGTAATTGTTGCTCTTTTATTTTATAAAAAAGGAGATTGCTATATGGATAAGCAAACAGAATTTATTCAAAAAATTAAGGATGCAGCAATAGAAACGCAAAAGAAATACGGAATTTTTGCTAGTGTAACAATAAGTCAGGCTATCCTGGAATCTGGTTGGGGTACAAGTACTCTTGCACAACAATACAACAATTTATTTGGTATTAAAGCTTTAAGAGATTGGACAGGGGAAACTGTTAATTTAGACACTAAAGAATACACAAATGATGGAATTATAACAGTTAAGCAGCCTTTTAGGATTTATAAAAGTTGGAGAGAAAGTATACTGGACCATGCTAAATTTTTAAAAGCTAAATGGTATACAGAATCTGGTGTTTTTAAAGCTACAAATTATCTAGAACAAATAAAAGCAATAGTAGTTGGAGGTTACTGCTCTGCTCCAGACTATATAGAAAAGGTTGAAAATATTATTAAAAAATACAATTTAAATGAGGTGGATAATAACATGGAGATTACAAGAAAAATATCAAACTATAATCATTCTAGTGGAAATAATATAAAATTTATTGTAATGCACGATACTGGAAATTATAAAGATACAGCTTTAGCAAACGCTAATTATTTTGGAGGAGGAAATAGAAATGCATCTGCACATTACTTTGTAGATGAAAATAATATTGTACAAGTTGTGGAAGATTCTAATGCGGCATGGCACTGTGGAGATGGACATGGTAATTATGGAATAACTAATCATAATTCTATAGGAATTGAAATGTGCAATAGTGGTGGATATATAGCAGATGCTACTATAAATAATGCTCTATGGTTAGTTAAAAAACTACAAGCTAAATACAACATTGATAATGACAATGTAGTCAGGCATTATGATGCTTCAAGAAAGAACTGTCCAGCTAATATGTCAACAAATAACTGGGCTAAGTGGTGGGTGTTTAAATCAAGACTAACAGATAATAAAGGAGTAACTTTACCTAGTATTTCTAATGTACCTCTATGGAAATTATGTATAAATGGAAAGATTGTTGAAAGATTACAGCATGAATTAAATACTCAATTTCACGCTAGAATAAAAGAAGATGGTTGGTTTGGAGATACAACATTGAATAAATGTTGCATAGTTACGCAAGGGGCAAAAGGAAACATAACTAAGATTATTCAAGAAAGATTAATAGATAAAGGTTATAGTGTAGGAAAATGGGGAGCAGATGGTAGCTTTGGAAGTGGAACCTATGATGCAGTAGTAAAACTACAAAAGGATAATAGTTTAAGTGCAGATGGTATTGTTGGTAAAGATACATGGAGGGCTTTATTTAAGAAGTAATTTTAAAGGGATGCTATTAATTTAGTGTCCCTTGTTTTTTTGTTTTTTGTAACTATATGTACAAAGTTTGAAATTCATGTAAAACAATTGTAATATATACATATAATATGAATAAAATAGGAGGACTTTGGAATGGAGAATAAAAAGTTAAAAAACCTTTTTATAAAAAATGGTGGATTTGGGTAATTGCAATTATAATTATTGGTGGTATTGGAACGGCAACTGAAAATGATGATAAAAGTAAGAAAATAGATCAAAAACATAGTACCGATATAATTAATTTAAATTTAGATGTTAAGCTAAATAACAATGATGGTAAACCATTTGTTGTTGTTGAATCAAATTTTCCAGATGGTTTAGAAGGCATAATTAGTTTAAAAAATGACAAAGCCAATTATAAAGGAGATAGTAGTATTACATTTAAAAATGGGAAGTGTAAATCTGGAATATTTAGTAATGGTGATAAAGCATTACCAACAGGAGAATATATTTTAAGTTTTACTGCACCGATATATGAGGTACAACCAGATGCGGTAAAATGTAAAATAGGTGAAAATTATTCAAAAGTTAAAAGTAAATACATTAAAAAG